TAAAATTTGTGTTAGATAAGACATATCTATGTCTGAATCTTTCACCCGATAAAACACTTCCTGCGACACTGGAGGATAAAACAAAGTGTTCATTGATAACGACTTTCCAAAGATTCTGGGTGCCGAACTCTATCGGCCCCATCCTGCGTATATCGCAGAAATGGCAGTCGAGCCTGTAGTTGTTCACGACTTCACTCGTCAGCCTGGTCAAACGGTCCAGCTAGATAGGTATAAGTTCTGGGGAACCCCTGGTACCAAGGACAGCCGTGAGCGCATTGCCGATCAAACCATCGGTACCGCTAACAGCCGTAACATCACCAAGGAGAAAGTCCTGGTGGTGCTTAAGGAGTACACTGGTCCTGCAGATCCGGGTGATCCGACTCAGCCTAGCACCTTTAAGATTGCTCGCGAGACTTTGATCACGGCTCAGCGCCTGCTTCTGGACTCGGGCAACCTTAATATGTTCCACCAGTCGATCGGTAGCTTGACGCTGCTGGACGACTATCGCCGTTGGCGCGACCGCGTGTTCATTGACGAACTCGCTAAAGCAGAAGCTAACGGTGCTGCCTCTACCACCCAAGGTGGTTACTACTTTGCTGTTGGTAAAACCAAAGACTCTTCTGGTCGTATCAGCTATACTAGCACCGAGTACAGCAACGAAGTTCAACAGTTCCAGGTGAAAACCGACCTGTTGACCATTGTTAAAGATCTGCGTAAGCGTAACGTTCCGACTTTCTCGGATGGGCTGTATCGTTGCATCTGCGATCCTACTTTCATGATGCACCTGCGTCGTGACGCGGACTTCCGTGAGATCGCACGCTACGCTGGCAATCCTGGTCAAGGCATGTACATGGGTAACCCCATGATGCCAAATAATGCCAGCTTCTACATGGGTCCCCAAGCTGGTCAGGGTTATTTCCTGGCTGGTGAGCCCGTGATGCCAACTGGTGTTCAGTTTGAAGGCGTTAAGTTCTTCGAGTCGACCAACTTCCCAACCAAGAACGTAACCGCTTCCTTCGACGGTGGTTCTACTTATACTTCTCAAGAAGCTGCTCAAGGTTACTTCTTTGGCCCTCAGGCTATCGGCGTGGGTATTGGTGGCCCCAATGCTCAGGTGTTGATCAACAACAACGATGACTTCAGCCGTTTTATCATCCTAATCTGGCAACTTTACGCTGGTTTTGAAATTCTGAATAAGGATTTTGTGACCACTTCGTATAGCTTTGTGGCTGACGACGGCACTGTTTGATAACAAACCATAAATTCAAAATACAGGAAAAATAAATGACCTATTTGTCTGCAAAAAAAATCTACCCAGGTAACTGGGCAGAACCTCTGAACGGTTGGTACAAGAATATTGATACCAACGACAATGGTAGTGATGATAGTTCCAAGGGGGGGCCTACTTCTGTACTGGCTCTTCCTGGCTATCGTTATTTCCAGCAACGTGGTTACGTGGCCGTTACCGCTACCTCTGGTAGTGGCCCTGTAGCTGCAGCCGATGTGATCGTCCCTTCTCCTTATCGTCAAGACGACACTCGGCCCAATATCACCGGTATGGTGATCTCTGGCAGCAGCACGCTGCCTGCTTATGTGTATCGCGCTACCATTTCCGTTGCTTCTGGCTGGGGTGATGGTCGTGTTGCTTCCGGTATCTATGCCGCTACCGGTAACGTAATCTCCTTTGGTCGCAGCAATAGTGGTAACCCCACCGCTGCTTCTGGTGTTGGCGAAGGTGTGATTCAGGCCAACCTGGCTTCTACCACTTCTGGTACTCAGGCTGGAGAGATCTTCTTTGCTGCTGGCGCCGCTGCTTACAGCTCCAATCCGTTCTTAACGGCTTCTGGTGCCGCTGGCGTGACCGCTGGTAACGTGAACTATGCCGCTACTGCTGCTACCACTTTGAAAGTGTTTGCAAAAGAGACGGCTAATAGCACTGCCACTTCCGGCGGTTTCTACATCTCCAGTGGTGATGCTTCTGGTAACCGCACCGGTTATCTCGTGGTTGAGTGCTGCTACATCCAACCTGATGTTGCACCTGGCTACGAAGACATCGATGGCTACCTCCTGGGCCGCACTGTCAGCTGATTAGGTTAAACTAAGACCAGTGAACAACTGGTCTTATGTCAACTACAGCAGCAATGCTTTATCAGCACAAAAAAACAGGTGCAAGAGTCAAGATTGTAAGCGAATGGGATAATGGCGATTGGTTCATGGTCGAAGATCAGGACGGTCGCCTTTATACCGCTTACAAGACTGAGCTTACACCTGATGAAGCTGCCACTAAGACCGTGAAAACGCTTCAAGTGAAAGATAAAGCTTCTAAAGAGGAGCCGAGGACTTTCCCCCCGGACAACCGTTTAAATATCAATTCAGCTACCGCCCAAATGATCGCTGATCATATCAAGGGTATTGGATTAAAAACAGCCAGAGAGATTAAAGATCTTCAAATGTCCTTATCGGGTGAAAGGTTTAACAATCTCGAACAGTTAAAACAAATTGGGCGAGTTGACTGGGAAGCCGTTATTGCCGCTGACCTTATTAGGGTTTAATTACCCATCTCCTTACTAAACCCTTGGGAAACCAAGGGTTTTTTAGTCTTACAATTAAAATAAAAAGAGATGGCTGGTTTAATTCCAGGGGGACACGTAGTTGATCCCAGCAAAGATATCTATCCAACTTCTGGCGTCCATATAGATCCACGAGTGTACCCTCGTTTTGGGCCCAATAAAGATAAACCTATCAATCCAAGAAACGCTAAATTTTTATTACAAAATCTTCTTGTTGGCGGTAAACCTGTAGTTGAACAACGCTACGGAACTTGGCAGTGGAATTTTCCTATTACCAGTGAGTTTGGATTAAGAAACACAGGCATCCCTGGTGCTAGCACTGATCACAAGGGTATTGATATTGCTGGAATGAGGGCCGGCACTCTAATTGCGTATCGAGGTTATGGATCATATAGACCAGGGGAAGGTTATGGTACTTTTAGTGTTACGGATGCTCAAGGCAACCCTTATGATCTCCGAGTCTTACATACAACTCCTGGTACTTTTGCCGAAGTAATTGCAGGAACACCTCCTCCAGCTCCTATCCTTCCGCCTTCAGAAGCAGACTTAGCAAAAGAAGCAGCGGATAAAGAGAAGTTTTTAAAAAACTATATTGAGAAACAGTTTGAACGTGCGGCGTTAAATGAAATGCTTAACAGAGAAAAAAAAGATCCTTTTGCAGAATTTCAAGAATTAATGCAAGCCATCCCAATGGGTGTCATGCAAAATCCCCTGGGTTAATTCAGTGCATTTATAATGAAAAACATACGGAAATAAGCTGTGCAGCTCAGCGACTTTGATAAAAGTAGAGTCAGGTATCACCTAGGCTACTTCACGGTTTCCGTGCCAGCGGGCGACTATGCCCGTCTGGAAGAAGCAATGAATACAGTCCCCGATTCGTATTTCTACGATAAGATTGTTATTCAGATTGGTCGCTGCGACACAGCTGAAAAGAAAACCGAGGTTGCTACTTCACCTTCTACTCGCCTTGAAAGTATTGCTGGTGACGTTGATCGTACGATTCGTTCCAGTAATGCTAAGGAGGCACTTAAGGTTTGGGATGAGATTTATCTTTACGAAACCAACCGTTTAGCCGGCATCCTTTACGTTCCCAACTACAAGGATCCCTTCCAAGCCAGATACCGTTACGAACGCTCTGGTGCTGAATTTATTCAGGCATTACCTGGTCCCGCCGATACTGCTGTTGGCTCTCGTCTTTATTTACATGAGGTTTGGCGCTAATGGCTCCTAAATCACCCGCTGCTTTTCTTTATAACTTTTTGGGCCGTGCCGCACAAGACCCAAGAAATTATCGTTTCTTGCAAGAAGCCGCAGGAGATGTGCTCTCTCGTGTAATTCCAAAGGGCGTAAACTGGGGCGGGTTACCTGGCCAGTTTTTAAATACTCTTGACGATATCAGCAGAATGGCTCCTGGTGCAGCAAAAGAAGCTGCACGTACAAATGCAAAAACAACTTTAACTCGCGCCGCAGTTTCTCCGCCATCACCTTCTTCTGTACGCATTGGCCCCGGTGGCTTGCCTAGTGCGCCTCCTATTGGCACACCAGTGGTGCGTCCTCCAGTAACAGCCAGGGCTCCTTCTACACCACTACCTGGCGGTGGTCCTTTTAATATTGATTACGCACTTCGTCGTGCCACTGGGTTTACCGGTTCTCCTGCGCAAATAGCAGAAAAACTTGGCATTCCTCTTACTAAACCAAAGCCAACATCTTTTTCAATGCCTATGGAGGGCATGCTTGGCCCGTCCAGCCCTCTTGGTCAAATCACTGCAAAAACATCAATGTTTGCAAGGGCACCTCAAAGTGCTCTGCAGACAGGTGTTGGGCAAGTCGGAGGACTACTGAGAAATCTCCAGGGACGTATCCCTACGGCACTCAATCCTTTTGCAACCCAGAATCCAACAACGTTATTAGGTAGAACAGGTAAGTTCTTTAATCCTTTAAATCCAGGGGGACCATTTAATCTTGTCAATACGCTTAATCCGGTCCCTGGCATCAGTGTAGGAACCAGACTTGCCTCTAGCCTTGGTTTGACAGGTGCTGCAGGACTTGGCACATCAGTTGCAGGCGGCCTGGCTGGTTATGGTGCACTTGAAATGCTTTTCCCACAAGGCACCGCCGATGGAACGTTAGAAGGAAAAGACGCATATCGAAATAATTACATGCCTTTTGGTGGAGACCCAAGTCTTCGTGACGCACAAGGACGTATTTGGGCAGGAAAAGATTATGGATTCCAGTCACCAGAGTCATTTAATAAGTTATTTAGTGGAGCACAACAAACTACGGCTGGTGGGGCTTCCCCGCCACCACCGACCCTCCCGCCTTCTGTGGATCCTGGGTCGCAAGCCGGACAACTGATAACACCTCCCACACTTCCGCCTGCAGCCCCCGCTGCACCTGGTGGGCCTACGGTGTTATCTAACGGGGCCGGTGTTCCCGCACAACGTCAAAATGTCAAAGAACGCCAACTCTCTCAAGACGTACTTAACGCTGCTCAGCAGTACGCTGCTCCTGCAGGTATCCCCCTTTCTTCCTTCTATGCGGGCCAGCAGCAACTGGGTAGGAGCATGGAACAGGGTGGAGAGCTTCAGCGTCGCTTGAAAGAACTTGGTGGCGCTGCTGGGATGAGCGATCAAGCCTTGATGGCTTGGGCTCAAAAGAACCCTGGCCTTGCTTACCGGGAGTTATTGAAACTCCAAAACAGAACCCCACAGATGTAAAGAAAATGCCGGCACCCTCAGGACTTGCTGCAATTTTTCCTCAAGCTTTTTTAAACGCAGCTTTTCGTATTGGAACCCAAGAAGCAAGAGATCCCAAATATGGGGCAAATCCAGGTACCATTACGTCTATTCTTAACCGCTACCACCATCCTGGTTATGGTAGTAATTGGCAGAAATGGTTACTAAATCCTAGCCAGTACGCTGTTCTTAAGAAACCACAAACCGAAAGCGGTTCTCAAGCACGTCAGTTTTACAATTCACCAGAAGGATTAAATCTTCTTCAGCAAACTGCGCAACAATTACGTGGCGCTACTGACTTTAGGTCGACATCTTACCTAAAAGATCAAGGTTTGTTAATGAAATATTCTGACAACTTGATTCCTGTTCAAGTTGGCGGACGCATTCAATACTTGCCACCTGCAGAACTAACAAAACGGAGGCTATCACCTTATTTACGAGAGAACACTTTTTTTAGTGAATCAGGGCCAACTAAGACACAATGGTGGCAAAGGTTAGGACCGCGCAGTGAAACTTTTGAAGAAGAATTGTCCCCAATGGCTTTAAACAAAGCCGACATTGAATTGGCTGGACAAATGGAAACCATTGACGCATGGCAAAAGTGGTACAAAGAAAATAAAATTGTTGCCGAAATGAATGAACCGCTACTCTCAAAACGTGAAACTCCTACTTCTTCTTTTGCTAATTTTATGCGGGTTTTCGGAACACTTGGCGCATAACATTTATAATAAATAAAACAGAGTAAATGAATGTCATCAACTTCAACAAACAAACAACCACTGTTGATTGATCGGCCGTTATTTGATTCGGTTCGAGTAACAACCCAAACTGTTGGCAGTTCTACTGCCAACACGCTTTTTGTTCAAGGCGGCCAGGCTCCATCAATCCTGGTTGATATGGATGCAACTCTGCAAGAAGACAACAACAATGGCGGCGTTGTTGACTCTATTGCCATCACACGCAATGACTTTTATCGTGGTGCAGATTACACGGTTAACGCGTCAACTTCTGGTACTGTTATATCTCTTGTCAGTGGTCAGGTTGTATTTATTTCTTCCACTGGAGTCTTAGGAACTGCTGCAGCAAGCGGTTACGGTTATTACACATACACAGGTGCAACCACTCTTACAGGCGTCAATACTGCCTTAATTTATTCGGGTGGAACTAGTAGTGGTTTTTCGTACAACGGAGTTGCTTATGGCTATCAACCGGCGGTGACTTTTGTGTTTTATCACACCCGTGGCACAACAACCCCTATCCCAGCTTCGGGCGATTACCGTGTTTTGTTTGCAAAAACTCTTCCCGCCAACAGCGGCTCAGTTGATTGTTCTGACTTGATGCCACAACTTGCGGCTCCTGTTGCACAAGCCGGTAACACTACTGGTTTAGGTTCCACTGCACCGCTACGCAACAAAGGAATTTACCTGGAGCGAGGTGACCGCATTTACGTTGGTGTATTCCCAGATGGACCGAATATTTCTGGCTATACACCAGGTGCTCATGTTGTTGCTCAAGGTGGCTTTTTCTAATCATGGCCAAGCAGAGTGGAAGTTCTTTTGGGAACTTTACTCGTGTAGAAGTTTTTGAACCACGGGGTGTACGTCCAATAACAACGGAGTTTTCCCGTGGTTCTGTACCAAACTCTTTGTATACCGTAAACCGTGAATCTGCATGGTCTAGATGGCGCAGAGGTTATGAGTTAGCAACTGCTACTTCGTACAATAACGACTACGTTTATCAATTTAAATACAATATACCTAACGCAACATCGAGCGGTAATCCCTCTCCTGTAATCTCAGGTGCTTTTGTTGGTTATCCAACAACAAGTAAAGAGCTTGGAATGCATTGGGCTATTTGGCGTTATGCTGGATCTGTGCGTTGCGACCAGTTAACCGATCCAATAAGCAGTCAAAAATTATTTGTTGAATCGGTTACTGAGGACACCAATTATTGGTATGTAAAACTTGCAGGTACTTGGAGCGCATCTAATCAGCTTCCGTCACCTTTTTATATTCCTGTACCAGGTGAACCTAACGGTTTAAAGCCCGCTAACACAGAAATTTTTGAAGACAGGATACTTGACGTTAACGGACCAATTATTGATAAAGACACAATAAATCCAGCTACGCAAACAAGATACGGTTATGTACAAGCTGTTGTAACAGCAGTTGACCAAAACACAGGCATTCTTACATTTAAAAAAGCTGGTTCAGTGTATATAACTCCTGACCAAGCTTATGTAACACCGTCTCCCCTTGGGTTTACACCCGGACGTTATTTAGTTACAGGCTCAAGATATAGTTGTACGTGTCAAGATTTTACGCGGCGTGATTATTCTTTTATGTCAGGTGGAGGCGCCAGCAATAAAAAACAATTTCCACGCACAACTCTTTCAAATATTAAACCTGGACGTTTTGAATTGACAAAACGAGATGGAATATTAGATAACAGTGCAATGACACGCCCAGATCAAAATCGTTCATTAGAAGTTATATCACCAGATGGGTTTGAAGTTGACTACAGCGTTACAGATAACGCGCAAAATAGTCGTAAAGCAGCCAGAGACAACCCTGGTGTCTATCGAGATTTTGGCGCCACCTACGTAAGAAGTAGCTCGGATATTGCTGTTGTTGGATCCCAGGCAGAAGGACTTCCTAGTTTTGAAGACTATTCTTCGTCTACGGTGTTTACTGATAAAAATTCCATCGAACAGATTACTATTACGGCTGTTGATGATGCATGGACTCCTCTTTTAGATGAATTGCGTTATTGCAAACATATTTACGCACTTAAATTTAAAGATCATTTGTTTCCACCTGAGCCATCTGATTTTCCAGTTGAAGCAGGAAGTATGGTGGAATGGGAACAAACACTAGTTGAAAAATCAGAAAAAGAACAGCAGAGTATTAAAGAGTTTATGCAAACTAAAAACGCACTTGCAAAAATGGATGTTCCACCCTATAACTGTCAATCTCCAATGATTTTTCCTATGCTTCAACGTTTGTTTAACTTTGCTACAGATCGTATTGAGATAAAAAATTTTACAATGTTTGACAAAAACGGAATAGAGTATACCCCTTGAATAAACTGTTTTATTAAAAAACAGCCCGGCAATTTGCAGAGCTGTTCTAGTTTATTTAAGCAACAGCTAGTATTAAGTTAATATCAAGCCTTGTTTTTGCAAGTGTTTCTTAACAGCTACTACATTCCAACAATAACTATCCCTGGAACGAGTCTCAGGAAAAGCAGCGTAGTGGGGGCCAAGCTTCAGGGTACCGTCATCGCGGTACTTGAAGAGCGTCTTACGGTCGATTCCAAGGAGGTCTTCGATCTGCTGAGCAGAGACCCAACCAGGGTGTTTAGCCATTGATGTGGCAGTGGTTACTCATATACCTTATCGTGAGTCAAAACCTTATCAACGTTCTTAATCAAAGTTTAATGTCTTTATTTTGTAATAGATATTGCATGGGAAATTAGAATAAATTAACGGCAATCGAAGAGCATGTTTTGCAACGAGCACGAGCCCCTCGCCCTGCTAGTTGAACTAACACCAAAACTTGCCAAGAAACGTTTTAGAGAAAGTATATACCAAGCCTGGGGCTACAAGTGTGGTTATTGTGGAGATACTGCCACAAGCCTGGACCACATCGTACCAAGGTTTAAGTCTGGTTCTTCTAATCGCCATAATCTAATCCCTTGTTGCCGGCGCTGTAATGCGCACAAAGGATCAGAAGATATGCGAAAATGGTTTGAGAAGCAAACTTTCTTTTCTACTAAAACGCTTGATAGGATTGAATCCTGGATTAAACAGGAATCTGTTTTTATTTTTGGTGAAGTGTAATGGCAACAGCTTTAGAAGAATACGTAAGTAGCTACTCAGACCTTGATCAATCGTATGCAAATGATTTAAAAAATCAAGATTGGGAAGCTTATGTATGGACAGGCGGTAATATTAACTGGCAGCCAAGTCAAGGCATAAGCGATTTAGATAGAGCATGGACTAATTTAACCAGTGCACAAAAAAATAATTATGAAGTTAATAAAGGTACTTTCTCAAGTGGTAAAGCTTTATGGGGCGCAGAACATTACACAAAATATGGACACAATGAAGGCAGACAAGTTCCATTTACTGCTTACACATTTCAAACAAGTAGTGACCCTAAACCTTTAATTTGGAATAAAGACCAGTGGGGTGCTAAACATTGGCAAATGTTTGGGCATAAAGAAGATCGTGTTGTACCAGGTGCCAAATTTGCTCTTGATGAAAACAACAATATTTATATTGCTAGATCCGATCTTATTGGAGAGGGTTTAAAACGAAACTACAATGATTTAATCCGTGTTTTTCAGAACTCTAACGGTGGAAACTACAAGGGTTTAATGGAGGGAATACAAGCTTCACTTACTACACAATCTTTTAATGATCTTGTTAGTAATGGAGATCTTGATTCTCTTTCCGCGTACTACCAAAAAAATAAAGTCAGTGTTTGGGATGGATTAACGCAAGGTGCTCAACCACCCGTTGGTGGTTTTGATGCCGAGTATTATAGATTAAAAACTACTGGTGGCAGTGACGCTTTAAATCAATGGAATAATGCACAGTCTTCAGTTAATGTAAAAGGTTATTTTTTACCTGATCTTGATGTAACTGGACGCTACACAAGGGACTCTTATCTTCACTGGTACTATACAACACAAGGTAAAGCTGCAGGCGACCGTGGAAATGCAGCACAAGATCCAGAACTTACAGAAAAATACACTGAATACTTAACCGATTCTGACTACCAAACGTATCGAGATCAAGTTTTGGGACTTGCGGATCGCTTTGATAACATCAAAGATTGGGCTGACGCTCAAGATCCAACAGTGTTAAGTGAGTGGTACAAATCACTTCCATCTGATCAAAAAAATCAATATAACGCAGGAACACTTCCCGTACCCACACTGGATTATATTCCAGATCGTTTGCGTGACAAGATCAAGATGGTAAAAAAGGCCACGATTCTTGAAGGTCGTTTGTCTACCGTGCTTGGTGAAAAAGAAAAACAACAACAGCAAGTTTTTAGTGCTTTAACTCAAGATTCGCTAAAGCAAGCAGCAGCTCAATTACAAAAAGCAAAACTACAAGAGCAGCAATTTGATTTTTACAAGGGGTTGCCAGGGCTCAACGAGGTCATGACAATCAATGAATCCATTGCTAATTCGTTGCTTGGTGACACTGGAATTGGTGGTGTGTTTGGCTGGATGGGAGATAGTGAAAAAACACAGAAGAGTTTAGAGAAAAGTTTGTTTAGTGCAACAGGTGTCCCCAGCAGAAGTAACGCTGTTTATAACTGGCAAAAATGGTTTGATGATGAATTGGTTAAGCGTTATGAATCCGGTCTTACAGTTGAAGATCCCTTGGATGCTTCTGTCACTTATGACATTGATGCTGAATTTGCCAAAGATTACATTGATCGTTATCTAAAACCACGTTTTGATAATTCAAAATCCATGAGCGAATTTGTTAGCTACATGGACGTGAAACAGAATGAACAAAACATTTTTCAAACACAAAGCGCTTTGGATTCTTTGCGTGACATTGCTGATGTGCGCTCTAAAGCGTATCTTGACAACATTAAATCAGCCTCGCCACTAAATTTTAACGCTGATTTTTACTGGAATCCCCAAGGCAATTTTGATCAAACAGACCCTAAATATCAAACATACCAACAACAAAAAGATGAAGTTGCTACTGATTGGGAAATTGCGAAAACAAAAGGTAGCACAGAGAAAGTCCCTGGCACCGATTGGACATGGAATCAATGGGCTTATTACTACGGTTTAGATCCAAACGATAAAGATCAATTTGCTAAACTCCACTATCAAGTCAAAGGAGCTGCTGCCGGGTTTGACCCAGCAAAAGATTTAATTACATTGAAAGATGCAGACGAATATATCCAAAATAAAATACTGCCTGAAATAACTAATGAAAAATTAAAAATTGGTGACATTACATTTCTTAATTTTGTAACGCCAGAAGAGTTTGCCGACAAATTACTTGAGGGTATTAGTCCAGAATCACACAAAGAAGAATGGGAAAAAGTGTTAAAAACCCTGGGATTAAGCGAGAAAGATATGGGTATTGCCGAAGTAAAACAATACATCGTTGAAGCTTTTAGAACAGGTGCTGCCAAAGAAATTAGGGAATCGATTAAGTATTTGAATGAGAAAAAACTTACACCAACACAAGAGAGGCTTGGTGTTGAATACATCGAGCGTCCCGAAGACGCTAAAGCGACAGATGACCCTAATGCCACAGCTCTTTACAAGATCTTTAAAAATGCTGGGTACCAAGGTAATGAAGATGAGTTCTACGGTCAGTTTATGACCGATATAGATCGCAGTGAGATGGAACTAGTAACACAAGCAAGCAAAGGTCTCCAGGCAAGTAGCTTGTTTTCTGGTCTATCTAGCAAAGATCCTTTTGAAAGTTTAGTATCTCTTCAAAGTCTCTTTGATGAAGACAATAAGACTACTAGTACAACAACAAAAGATACGTCTGCGCCTAGTTATTTTAAACTATTTGGAGACGATAAAGAAGACGAGGATTACAAATCCAAGTCCGGTCAAAAGATTCTTGGTGAGTTTACTTCCCTGTTTAAAGGGTTTACTTGATGGCTGAACAACGTAAAAAAGCTGCAAAAGCGGCTAAGATTGCCAAAGACAAGATGGAGTGTAATAAGCCTCGTCGTGATGTCCAAGGAGGTAAAAAATCAGTTGTAAAAGCGTGCGAGAACGGCCAAGAAAAAATTGTACGTTTTGGAGATGCGAACATGGAAATTAAACGGGATGATCCAGAGCGTCGCAGAAATTTTCGTGCAAGGCACAACTGTGATGAAAAAAAGAGTAAGTTGACTGCTGGCTACTGGAGTTGCAAAGCCTGGTAGCACTAGCTAAGATCCCATGGTTGCTACCACAACACAATGGCAAAACCCAAGTCAACCACAGTCCGTCTTGAGTCCAAACCCAAGAAAACACGTCAAGGTCAAGGTCGTAATTCTTTAGCTAATCACGGGCGCAAAAAAATGAGGGGTCAAGGTAAATAAAAATTATGTATATTGGGGATAACAATAGTTATCTCCATGTCGGATCTTTCGCGTGCTATTAACCTAATTCGTAAATACGAAGGGTTTAACGAGAAAGCATACGCAGATCCACACACTGGCGCAGAGCCCTACACCATCGGGTTTGGAACCCAGTTTTACCCCGATGGTTCCCCTGTCAAAAAAGGTCAACGCTGCAGCCAAGAGAAAGCACTAGAGTACCTCTTCCATGAGGTCAACGTCATTGAGTCCCAGTTACTGCGTCAGAACCTTGGGCTTGATGACAACATGCGCCAAGCCCTGATATCATTTATTCACTCAGTTGGCTGGGAATCTTTCCTCTACAGTCACATCATTGATTACCTGGAAGTGGAAGATTTTGCCAGTGCCACCACAGAAATGAGCCACTGGATCTTTGATCAAAACCACAAGGTTGTTGGTGGTCTCTTGGAACGCAGAAGAGAAGAAACGGGTCTTTTCCTTCGTAACGTGGGCACCAGCCCTTGGGCGTCAACCGAAGTTTTGTTGACTGCTTTCCGTAATTACAGTGCTGCTCCCCATGAGGTTCGTGCAATTCGCGCTCTAGAAGAACGCATTAATCCTTATATTCTTTCTGAATTTGCCAATGGTTTTCGCATTGATGAAGATCCATGGGGGGATTTCACCAACGAGTGCGTTGATCTGATATTTAACAGCTAGCATTAGAATAATTGCAATTAGCAAATGCAGAGTGGGATGGAGCGTTCAGTCGAACCACGAGAGTTTGAACTTCCTCTTGAACTTCAGTTTGCCATGCGCAAAGCTGAGCTTCAATCAGAAGAGATGACTTGGGAAGAGCTCCGCTTTGCTCTGTTAAGTCTTTACCATCAACGTCTGATGGAATGGCATGCTATCAAAGACATCATGGCGTCTGAAAACATTGAGATCGACTGGGATCATCCAACCGATCTTGAATTAGCAGAACTCGCCGCCGCCTGTGGATATCGAGACGACGACGAGGATGATGACGACGAGCTTCAGCCTTTCTGAGCTTCGTCAAGTTGAATGAGGCGGTCCAAATACCACTGAGCTTTCTTCAGTGATTCTGTACCGCCCTTGTGACGTTCGCGCCAAATATACTTGATGCAATTTCCTTTGCAGTAACCACGGAACTCTTCAATGGTTAGTGCTGCCTCGATGGCTTCAATTGTTTCGATGGGGCCATCAGTGTAGTGAGGAGGATGATTAACCACATCCCCCTGGATCACAGGAGGTGTTTCAATCGTGTTCTCTCCAGGGAAGTTTGAATTTCTATCGCTGGACAAAAACTCAGAAGCCGAGAGTGTTTCTACAGTTTTTGCCCAGGGAACTGGGCACACACCTCCAGGGCAATCGCTAATTTCTTCTACCGGAGCAAACCACGTCGTTTGGCTGACAGCATCTTCTCCTCCTCCTCCGGCCCCTCCAGTTCCAACACCAGAGTCTTTGGCTTCGGAGATGCTCCCATCGCCAAGCCCTGCTCCATTGAGGGGATATAACCCGTCATTCCAGGCCGTTGCCCCTCGAGATTCAACGGATTCCTTTCTAGCCCCTGCTCGCATGCAACCAATCCTCGGTTGTACATATCATATAAGGGTACATCATTTTCTTCATTGGCGAGAGGAGCACCAAAATCTTCTTCATCAAGACAACGACATTTCACTTCATCTTGAACAAAGGCATCTAAAAATCCTGCGGCAGAATGCATCACGGTAGTTAATTGATTCACTGCTTCTACAATGATAATATGGCCAACAGATTCAGACCTACTTACGATCCAGGTATTGACTCTGGTACTTCTGGAGCTGAAGTAACAGATCTCAATCCGGAGCAAGCGTACGACACAGACATGCGTCGTCTAGCAGAAGACGAGCGTGGAGCTGCTGAATCTGTCAATAATGAGCAGAATCGTGTGGCTAAGTTTATGCGGGCGGCAAAGACTGCTGGCGCATACAAACAACGCGCAAGTATTGATGAACCTTTGATTCGAGGAAAAGTACCCCGTACCAGAGCAGAAATTGCTGGCGTGGAACTTCCTAGTACGGGTGATTCCGGTGGGCGTACCGGTGCTGTTGGTTACGCCCGTAAACCGGCAGCTCAATTTGGCAAAGGGTTTTAGACCTGAGAAAACACCACGTTATTTGGCTGATCCTGGTACTTACCCTTTCGGTCTTGATAAGTTACATGACATGGATTGCCACGATAAAAGAGAAGTTGCGTGATTCCTTCATTGGCGTAGATTCTGTTGAAAAGACCAGTGCAATTGCTGATCTCCAATGTTAAGTAGCCTTCCCAACCACTTTCTGCTGGCGTGATATTGACCAAAATTCCTGAACGTGCGTAAGTAGATTTACCTACCGCAACTACAGTAACATCACGAGGAAGCTTTAGGCGTTCTTGCGCAACGCCAAGGCAATAACCATACGGAGGAAGCAAGAAGTATTGACCCCGCTCATCCTCCTGGAGATCGGCAGGCTTTAAGATATCAGGATCAAAATTTTTTGGATCACAATCCCCGGCTTGCACTTTACCAAAAAGCAAGCATTGTGCAGGGGAAAGACGGATGTCATAACCATAAGAACTAAGGCCATAGCTCAGAAGTTTGCGTTCTTTTTCTTTGCTGACTAAATGGTCAACAAAAGGTGCAATCATCTGCTCTTCTTCAGCTAGTTGCTTGATCTCCCAGTCGGCTAAGACGCTCATAAATCCCTGTAATCGTCTTTTAGTATACAGAGCTCAAACTAAAAGATGCCCTCGTTCACCATAGATTTTGGTGAAAGTTTCCACAGCATCAGTCGAAGAATCTTGGGGAGGGAAGTAAACCAGAAACGAAGTACACGTTTGCTTCTTGCTTACCTCACCATTTTTATTACACCAAAGAAAAGGTACAGTTCTGAGAACGCACATTGGGAACTTAAAGATTTTTGGCTCGTAACGAATCATGTCAGGACAGTTGCTGAAATAAAGACCTTGTTTTATTTCGTTTGCCAGCCACGCATGGTACATACGTCGGAACCAAACAGCATGAGACGAAGTAAGAGTCAGTGAAGAAGCCCGTGTCATTTTCCACTTTTCATTCTTCTGATCCCAAAAGTACGCCCCCGCTGGAGGAAACAAATAACAACTTCCGTACCACTGCTGGCTGTTCAGTCCATCATCCGTAGGTGTGTAATACTCTGTTGCTTGCACATATTGATTAGCAACCTTGGAACTAGCAACATCAAGATCAATGCCGCCCATCAGTTCGTTGGCAGCAAGTACCAAATCTTGGTTAGTGATCAGTTCAGCGCCTTCATTACGAGCAGCAACACCACGAACACCTTTTTCTGCCATTATGCTGTCTCTTTGTTATAGTTAATTTCTAAATAGCGAATGCCTTCGCCATCGTTAATAATATAGCCAGCTTTTTCTACCGGATTAATTTTTTGTGCTGCTCCAAGAATTCGCCGGAAAGTTTCCGCTAAGTCTCCGTCGTTGCTACGCTCACACTCTTCTTGTGCTGCATGAATTTCTTTAAGAGTCCAAAAAAACATAGACCGCGCTTTGTTTTTTGGCTGGAATACCATTACTCCTGGACCTTCTACCTCCCACATTTTGCAGTACTGTGCACCCATATCACCAAGAATTAACTTAATTGTGGCGTCAAGCATTTTGGCTTTTGTTTCATCAAGTTCTGAGCCAATCACAGAAGCAATTAATTTTTCACGTCGATCCATTTTTTAGTAATCCTTGGCGGTTTAGTGATTCCAGAAGCTTAGGCGTTGGTTGGTATAGTACGACCAATTTGCCCAAAACACCACGTTTTTTAACAAGTTTTCCATTTTCATCTTTTACTTTATTAAATTCTCCAGATCGAATAAGATATTCAGCTACACAGCGAAGCCTGCGTTTAAGAGGCAGTTCTGCTTGTGGAAACTTTCCGCAGATTGTGTCTGCTTGTAAATCATAAAAAGCAAGACGTAAACGATTGGCAAGTGTCATACCAGAATTAGCATCCTCTTCTTCATAGTTTTTTAAATTTTCAAGGTACCTACGAAGACATCCGTCATCAAAAGAACCACTAGGAAACAAAAACATTTCTACTTGTTTAATTAATGACTCGGGCAACAACTCTTTATGGTTTTTAAGTGTCACAGCATTAATATCAATATCTTGGAACCGATGAGCCATTATGGTAAAAACTCCTTTTTATTCTGATATTGGCTATAACTTTGACGCAGATTTCGCAAATCAAGATTTTCGTTTTTTGAAAAAGATTGGATTAAAGCATTCCAAGGAATGCGTAAAACCGCTTTGCGATGTACGTCAGGAGAAACATTGACATAATGGATGCCCTCAACCCAGCCTTTGTCAGGTGTTTTTCTACCTATAGCAATCCAATTGCGGATGGTTTGATCAGAAACCCCTAGGCGTTTTCCGCATTCTTCTGTTGAGATGTATTCATCAGCAAAAGCCTCTGGATTTAAAACGTCTGTTTCACCGTTTTTATAACGGCTATGCCACATAGAACCAAGAATGTTTTTAATTCCCCTGAGTTCGTGCGCAACTTCTTCTAAACTTTTACGTAATCCGTACTGCATGCCAACACATCCTTTATTTTGTATGTTAGTCTTTGAGAAAACAAAATGCGACCATGGAAGAACAGATTCCCTCTAGCCAACCGCCTCAACAAATGCCCCTGGAAGGTCAGATTACACCTGAGCAACTGGCGCAGATGAAAGCTCGGGCACGTGAGCTTGCTGTTCAACAAACCATCGCGCAACAACAAGCCATTCAACAGCAACAACCCCAGATTGTTTATGTGAGACGCAACCTTACGGTTGCTGAAGTACTGCTGGTTATCCTGCTTTCCTGTGGAATTGTAACAGGAATTCAGTGGGGATGGAATGTTATGACAAACATTTTACCTCGTATTGAAATTAAAATGCGTTAAATAAGCCCCTTTATAATTAAAAGAAAGCTTGAGAAATAAGTAGGTGTCAAACCGTAGGATTAGCGAATTTCCCGCTATTAGTGGGGGCGAAATTAATGAACAGGACCTGCTAACGCTGGTTCATGTTTTTGAGGTTGACCCTACTTTACGCAACAAAAAAATTACCTTTACTCAATTCAAAGAATATCTCAATGAATATTACGCACCTGCTAGTGGTGCAACCTTTAGTGGTAACGTCACAATCACAGGGAACTTAACGGTTTCTGGTGCTAGCTCATTCAACTCAATTACGGCATCTGGTTCCAGTACATTTAGTGGGATTGTTGTTCAAAACAATGCTGTTGTCAGCGGTACCGTCAGTGGGCTGACCATTACGGGTACCAATGTTCAGGGCACCAACGTCAATGCAGTTACCGCAACGGTTACGACTGCAACCGGCACAACAAGTGCTTTTACGTCCGGCGTTTACCAAAACCTGTCGGGTGCCACAATCACGGGTGGCATTGTCCGCTCGCCATCTGGTGTCTTCACCAATCTGAGCGGTGTCACGATCACTGGCACGACTGTCGCAGCAACCACAGGTACTTTCCAGGTTCTTGGCACACCAGTCCTGGACGTAAACGGAAATCTTTCCGTTGCTAGTGGCCTGACGGTTACTGGTACCGCTCAATTTAGTAATGGTCTTCAAGTCACAGGTACCTTATCAGGAACAACAGTTACTGGAACTACGGCACGTTTTACTAGTGTCACTGGAGTATCCGGTGTTTTTACCACACAGTTATCTGGTGCCACTATTACTGGAGATACGTTACAAGCTTCTAACGTAACTGGTGTTTCAGGTACATTTACAACCAGGGTTTCTGGTGCAACCGTAACCGGTAATACGGGTGCTTTTGGTAACGTATCAGGCATCTCTGGTGTCTTTACACAATTTCTTTCTGGTGCTGTAATTACAGGTGACACCGGACGCTATACCACACTGACTGGTGTATCCGGTACATTTACAACAGTTTCTGGTGCAACCGTCACTGGTAACACAGTTGCGGCAACGATTGTTTCTGGTGTATCGGGTGTTTTCAATAGTCAGCTATCGGCTACCACAATTACTGGAGCATCAGGTATTTTTACAAACCTGACCAGTACGTCCGGTACGTTCACGACTCAAGTTTCAGGTGCAACCGTTACCGGTAACATTGGCGCCTTTACTTCCCTGACGGGAGCAACCGGCACATTTACCACACGTGTTTCTGGTCTTCTCGTCACCGGAGATACGGGTAGCTTCACAAACCTTACTGGTATTGCAGGCGTATTTACCACCAGTGTTTCGGGTACCACAATCACTGGTAATACAGTCCAAGGTACGTCAGGTGTCTTTGTCAATCTTAGCGGAGTTACGTTAACCGGTACGACAGTTAACGCAACAACAGGTGTATTTAA